ACTAGGGACGGGCTACAAAAAATCTTAGACGCAATAAAAAACTATCAAAATTAATTGTGTGAAATTATTGTAAGTGATAGTCATAAGTTATCGGTTCTTATATCTTCCTATATATTCGCGGGGCTTGGGGTAGTTTCCCATAGTACAGGCTACAAGGCTCAATTCACTTTCCAAAATTGATTGTTAGAAATTCCTAGATTTTCGGGCAAAAATATTATAAAATATGTTCTGATATGTGTGGATACGTAAGTTACTTACACGTAAACAAGGAAATAACATTTGAAAAAAATTTTTGGGAAATTTTAAAACTTTAAGGTTCATGGAAGCAAATAATTTACCAACCGATAAACTAAGGCTCAAAGTAGAGAAGCTTTGGCTAGAACACATAAAGTTGTGCCAGGATAATTTTTTATATTTTGTAAAAGAAGTTTGGCCTGATATTGTTATGAAACAGGAGAAAGATCCTGATAAATGGGGCCATCATCAAATTATGGCTCATGAATTTACTAAGATTGCTACACAGAAAAAAGGGAGGCTCATTATCAATATGCCTCCTAGACACACTAAGTCTGAGTTTGCATCGTTTTTGTACCCAGCATGGATGATAGGGAAGTTTCCTAAAATGAAAATTATGCAGGTGACACACAACGCAGAATTATCAGCAAGGTTCGGTGCAAAGATTAGAAACTTAATGGATACGCCTGCATATAAACAAATATTTGGAGATGTGTATTTACGACCCGATGCTAAAGCAAAATCTAAATGGGAAACAAATCATGGTGGAGAATATTTTGCTGCTGGTGTTGGAGGCTCGATTACAGGACGGGGTGCTGACCTTTTGATTATTGACGATCCTCACACCGAACAAGATGCTTTTAACAAAGCAGCTTTCCCTAGAACATATGATTGGTATTTATCAGGCCCCAGACAACGTTTGCAACCTGGCGGATCTATTGTTTTGGTTATGACCAGATGGGCCACTAATGATTTAACAGGTCTCCTAACAAAAGCAGAAGACGAACCAAAAGCAGATAAATGGTCTAAGATATCTTTTCCTGCATTGCTGGATGATGGAGAACCGCTATGGCCTGAGTATTGGAGTAAAGAAGATTTAGAAAGAACCAAAGCATCTATTTCAATTAGAGGTTGGTCAGCTCAGTATCAACAAAACCCAACATCTGAAGAAGGTGCATTATTAAAACGAGAATGGTGGCAACCGTGGGAAGGTAAAATACCAGAATTAGAATATGTAATTCAATCTTATGATACAGCATTTAGTAAAAAAGAAACTGCCGACTATTCTGCTATTACTACTTGGGGAGTCTTTAGGCCTTATGAAGGATATGAAAAGGCTCTGATATTACTTGATGCAGAAAAGGGTAAGTATGATTTCCCTGATTTAAAAAACAAAGCTTTTGAATTATATAAATATTGGGAACCCGATATGTGTATCGTTGAGGCTAAAGCTTCAGGGCAACCTTTACTTCAAGAATTTAGACGTGCTGGGATTCCTGCAATAGATTACTCACCAAATAAGGGAAAAGATAAATATACTAGGGTTAATACCTGTGCAGCCGTATTTGAGGCTGGCTCCGTATTCTATCCTGCTGATGAGAAATTTGCTGAAGAGGTCATTGAAGAATGTGCCGCGTTTCCTCACGGAGAATATGATGACTATGTTGACAGCACCACACAGGCAGTGTTAAGGTACAGACAAGGCGGATTTTTAACATTAGAAACTGATTATAAGGATGTTGATGCTCCACCTAAAGATTATGTCTATTACGGATAGGAGAATTTAAAATGGCAAAACGTGGATCAGTAGAAGCTTTCAAAGAAGCTGAAGCAAAAAGACAAGAAAGAATTAAAAGTCCAAAAGCATCTAACATGGCTGATGCTAGAAAACAAAAAAGAGATGCATTCAATGCAAAAGTAAAATCAATTAATGAATCAAGAGTTAACAAAAGCTCTTTAGATAGATTTAGAAAAGCAGAAGCAGATAGAAAAGCAAGAGTGGCTTCTGTAAATAAAATGAATCCTAATTCTCCAAAAGCAAAAAGATTAAGAGCACAAGCTGATGTTGAAAAAGATTTACCAAAATCTGCAGCCCCTAGTCCAATGGCTAAAGATAGAGTTGCGTCAGCAGTCGGAGCTGCAGCATCTACTGCTGGATCTACTGCTGGAAAAGTTGCATCGAAACCTATCGCAGCACCTAAAAAAGAATCAACAGCAACTCCAAAAAAATCTGTAGACCTTTCTGGATTCGGAGAAGCATTTAAAAAAGCAAGAGCAGAAGGTGTTGGAACTAAATTTGCTTACAATGACAAAATGTATGCAGCTGTAACTAAAGATGATATTTCTAGAGCTGGAAAATCTTCATTACAAGATTTTTTAAATTCAACAAAAAGAAAAGATACTACTGAATTAGCAAAGGCTCCTGGACAAATTGTAAAAAAAAGAACTGGTGGAACAATAATGGATGAAGAGTCTAGAAACAGATCTAAAAAAAGAATTACAGAGATGTTAAAAAAAAGAAGACAAAGAATGGATTTAGAAAAAATGAAAGAGTCGCTGCAAAAAAGAGAAAGAGCTCCAGCTAGACCTATGCCTATGGATCCAAATATGCAAAGGGAAGCAAAGCCTATGCCAATGATGCCAGGTGTAAGACCAGATGCAAAAAAATATGAAAGACCTATTGGTAGACCAGAATTAAAAGAAAGAATGAGAAGAGATTCTGGAGCAGCTGTTACTGATAATGAAATGAGATATATGATGGATCAAATATCAAAACCAGAATCTATGGACAGATTTAAATCTGGTGGCAGCGTCATGGCTCGTGGTTGTAAGTTAGGTAGAAAAAAACCAACTAAGATATACTAATGCTTGCATTAGTTTTTGTTTGGTTTACAAAGGGGTATAATGAGTTCAGAAATATTTGATGAAGTTGATGAAACTTTAAAAGTCGAAGACGAAACCGTTGAACCTAAATCAAAAGAATTTAGAATCGAAGGTGAAGAAGTCGATGAAGAAGTTGAAATCGAAGGTGATAATTTTTATGCAAACCTTGCAGAAGAATTAGAAGACAATGTCCTAAATAAAATATCCTCACAATTAAGAGCTGAATTTGAAAGAGATAAATCTTCAAGAAAAGAATGGGAAGATGGATACACATCTGGCCTTGATCTTTTAGGTTTTAAATACACGCAACCTTCTAAACCGTTCAGAGGAGCGTCAGGCGTGACTCATCCACTTTTATCCGAGGCAATCACTCAATTCCAAGCACAAGCTTATAAAGAATTATTACCATCTTCTGGCCCTGTTAAAACAGCAATCGTAGGGGTTCAAAATGAAGAGACCGAGGATCAAGCTTCACGGGTCAAGGAATTTATGAATTATCAGATTACGGAGAAGATGGAAGAATATACTCCAGAGATGGATCAATTATTATTTTATTTACCTCTTGCAGGATCTGCATTTAAAAAAGTTTACTACGATGAATTAATGGACAGACCTGTTGCTAAATTTATTCCTGCTGAAGATATTGTAGTTCCGTACTTTGCATCAAGTTTATTAGACTGTGAACGAATTACTCATTGTCTAAGAATGTCAGAGAATGATTTATTTAAGAAAATGGATTCTGGTTTTTATCGAGATGTAGATATCAAACCTTCTACTAATGCCCAAACCTCTATTCAAAAAAAGTATGATGAATTAGAAGGTAAGTCTCCAAACAATGATGCATACAATTATCAAATATTAGAAATGCATGTTGATTTAAATTTAGAAAAATTTGAAAACCCTAAAGACAATGAAAAGAAAATTAAGGTTCCTTACATTGTAACAATAGATGAAGGCTCAGGAAAAATTTTAAGTATATATAGAAACTATGAAGAAGGCGACAAACTCTTTAAGAGAAAAGAATATTTTGTGCATTACAAGTTTTTACCAGGTCTAGGCTTTTATGGATTTGGTTTAGTGCATATGATTGGTGGTTTAACCAGAACTGCTACACAAGCTTTAAGACAATTATTAGATGCAGGTACTTTAGCAAACTTACCTGCTGGTTTTAAATCTAGAGGAATAAGAATTAGAGATGACGATCAACCATTCCAACCTGGTGAGTTTAGAGATGTTGATGCTCCTGGTGGAAACATTAGAGATCAATTTCAGATTTTACCTTTTAAAGAACCAAGTCAGACTTTATACAGTTTATTAGGTTTCGTTGTGAACGCAGGTCAACGTTTTGCAAATATTGCGGATATGGCAGTAGGTGAAGACGCACAAAACAGAGCTGTGGGAACAACCCTTGCTCTCTTAGAAAGAGGTTCACGTGTGATGAGTGCAATTCACAAAAGATGTTATTACTCTATGAGACAAGAGTTCAGAATGCTCCATAAAATATTTGCTACGTACTTACCCCCTATCTATCCGTATCAGGTTTATGGAGCAGACCAAATGATAAAAGCAGCAGACTTTGATAGTCGAGTAGATGTATTACCGATTGCGGATCCAAATACTTTCTCTGTTGCACAAAGAGTAACTTTAGCAAATGAGCAATTAAAGATTGCAATGTCAAATCCTCAAATGCATGACATTAGAGAAGCGTACAGAAGAGTGTATGAAGCGTTAGGTACACAAGCGATTGATAGTTTATTAAAACCAATTGAACAACCTATTCCAAAAGACCCTGCAATTGAAAATACGGATGCAATGAATTTAAAAGAATTAAAACCTTTTGCTACACAAGATCATGAAGCACACGTTGAAGCCCATATGGCATTTATGAAATCAAGAATGGTACAAGTCAATCCACAGGTGTATGCAACTTTACAAGCTCACATCTCAGAACATATTTCTTTAAAAGCAAATCAAGAAATAGTTGAAGCAATGGCACAAGATCCACAATTTGTTCAAATGTCAGAGCAAGACCCTGAAGCGTGGACAGTGCAATTTAATTCTATGGTTGCAAAACGAGTGGGTGAGTTAACAAACATTTTGGTTCAAGCAGAGTCTGGCGGTCAACAACAAGATCCGTTAGTCGCATTGAAATCAAGAGAACTAGATTTAAAAGCAATGGATCTACAACGTAAGTCTCAAGAGTTTGAAACAGAAGAGCAAAGAAAACAAAATGAGATTATGATTGATACTTCTATTGAGCAAGCAAAAATTGATCAAGCAAGATTAGGTCAACAAGAAAGAATTAGAGTTGCAGAAGAGAAGTTAGATATTGCAAGAATGAAAGAAATGCAAAGGAGGAACTAATGTGGAACTGGATTAAAAAATTATTTTCACGTGAAACGCAAAAACCTTTAGTGTTAACAGAAGAAGTTAAAATAGATTTAT